ACTTTGGCGCAGGCACAGGACACTGTTTGGCTCCCGGTACTGCCTTCAATGCGGCAGTTTGGGCCTGCTCTAGTCAAGGGGTTGTCCTCTACTGGGCCGGCGGCTCGGCGAGCTGGAGAGACCGCCGGCAAGGAGATGGAGAAGGGCTTCGGTTCTCCAAAGCTTGGTGAGCAGGCTGTCAAGAAGTTGCAGGACTCCGTTGAGGCTGCTTCTCAGAAAATGGCTGCCGCCCAGAAGAAGGAAGCAGATGCCGTTGGTGCGGTTCGTGTCGCAATGGTTCGACTCACCGAGGCGCAGGAAAAGTACGCTCCAGGATCCGCGCAACTGCTGGCTGTTGAGGAACGGCTGGCCGCGGCACAGCGGCGTCGTGAATCGGCGCAGGACTCCGTCCGCCGTTCCACTGAGCAACTTGAGTCAGCGCAAAAGCAGTTGGCTGAGAGCACGGGCAAAGCTGCCGAGGAAACCGCGAAGTCCACGGAGAAGTCTGGCTCGAAGATTGGCGAGTCTCTTGGTAAGGGGATTGCGGCAGGTGTCGCGCTCACGGTTGGCGCGGTGGCTGCGGCGGGTGGTGCCTTGTACAAGGTGGGGACGGTTTTTTCTGACGTCTCTACCTCAATAGCAGTAGGGACAGGCGCGTCCGGCGCAGACCTTGAGGCCCTGAATGACGCTGCCAAGCGTGTTGGCTCCACGATGCCGCGGTCCTTCGAGGAAATCGGCGGCGCCGTCGCTTCCGTGAAGTCCAGCATCGGCGGTCTCGGTGAGATGACTGAGGCGGAGTTCGACCAGGCAACAAAGAACGCCCTGAACTTCTCCAAGGCATTCGAGATCGACACTGACCGGGTTACTCAGGTTGTCGGCCAGATGCTCAAGACCGGACTCGTTGGGGACGCTAACGAAGCTTTCGATTTGCTCACCGCGGCAGCCCAGAAGGTGCCGGCCGCCGTCCGTGAAGACGTCATTGACGCGATTGACGAGTATGGCCCGTTCTTCTCCCAGCTTGGCATCAAGGGCGAAGACGCCATGGGCATGCTGGTGAAGGCTTCCGAAAAGGGCATGTACGGCATCGATAAGACCGGTGATGCCCTGAAGGAATTCACGATCCGGGCAACGGATATGTCCTCGGCGACGTCCGGCGCGTATGACGCTCTTGGGCTTAGCCAAGAGCAGATGACCAAGGACTTGCTGGCCGGTGGCGACGTCGGCGCGGAGGCATTCCAGAAGATCGTTGGCGGCCTTAACAACATGACAGACCCTGTGGCCCAGTCACAGGCGGCACTTGCCCTCTTCGGTACCCCGTTGGAGGACCTGAGCACGGAGGACATCCCGAAGTTCATCGCTTCACTGTCCGGTGCGCAGGGTGCTCTTGGTGAAACTGAGGGCGCGGCTGAGCGTATGGGCGACAATCTCAACGGTGGCATCGCGAACAAGCTGAAGACCTTCGGTAACAAGGTCATGGTGTGGCTTGAGCCCCTAGCTACCGGCTTCTTGTCCGGCCTAAGTACGGTTTTTGACGAGATCGCCGGTGGAATCACGGCGTTCACTGCGGCATGGATCGCGAACGACGGGGATATTACGTCTTCGGGCTTCCCTGGCTTCATGGAGCAGGTTGCTTACTGGGCCCGCCAAGCCTACGACGTGTTCCAAGCGAACGTCCTGCCGATCCTGCAGGCCTTCGGCGACTACATCATCACGTCAGTCATCCCCGCGGTACGTGACTTCGGTGGCTGGGTAGTCAACAACAAGGACTGGCTGCTGGCCTTGGGTATCGCTGTCGGGGTTGTGGTCATCGGTATCCAACTGTGGGTTGGCGCCATCACTTTGTGGCGGACTGTCACGGCGACGGCGACAGCCATTCAGATGGCTTTCAACGCGGCGATGCTGGCGAACCCCATAGGCCTGATCATCTTGGGTATCACTGCCCTGGTGGCTGGGCTTGTCTGGTTCTTCACGCAGACGGAGCTTGGGCAGCAGATTGTCACGAACGTGTGGGGGGCTATCCAGACGTTTATCGGCGGGACCGTTACGTGGTTCCAGACGTACGTGCTTCCGACCGTGCTCGACGTCTTCCGCAACGTCGGAGCCGTGTTCGAGTGGCTGTGGCTGAATATCATCCAGCCGGTGTTCGGGTTCATCTCCGGGGCGGTACAGGCCGCGTGGATGGTCATGGATTACATCTTCCAGATTATCGCTGCGGTCATCACGAAGGTTGTCGGCCCGGCGTTCTCTTGGCTGTGGACTTCCGTGATTCAGCCCGTTTTCGGATTCATCGGCGCCCTGATCTCGGCATGGTGGACGGTGATCGTGAAGCCGGTCTTTGACGCTGTCGCCTGGTTCGTTAACAACGTCCTCGGGCCGGCGTTCGTCTGGCTCTACGAGAACGCCATCAAGCCACAGTTCGATGCCATCGGCGCGGTCATCTCGTGGGTGTGGCTCAACGTCGTGAAGCCTGTCTTCGACGCGCTGAGCGACTTCATCACGAAGACCATCCCGAAAGCCTTCGAGGACGGCGTCGGCTTCATCAAGACAGCATGGGACAAGCTACAGGAAATCGCGAAAGCTCCCGTGCGGTTCGTGGTGGACACGGTCATCAACGACGGACTCATTGGCGGACTCAACGGCATCGGCGGGGCGCTTGGTTTGGCTCCGCTGCCGCGGGTGTCGCTTCCTCCGGGATTCGCTGACGGCGGCTACACGGGCCCGGGCGGGAAGTATCAGCCGGCCGGTATTGTGCACGCCGGCGAGGTTGTGTGGTCGCAAGACGATATCAACCGGTGGGGTGGCGTCCGCATCGTGGAGGCCCTTCGAAAAGCGAAGGGTTACGCGACTGGCGGGCTTGTTCATCCGCTTCCGGGTAGCGCGCTCTCGCAGCCGTTCCATAGTGGCCACAACGGTATGGACCTTGCGGCTCCGACAGGCACGCCGATCCGGGCTGCTGGTCCTGGCCGTGTGTCTTCTGCTGGCTGGTCGTCGTATGGCGGCGGTAACGAGATCCACATTGATCACCCGAACGGGTTGCAGACGTGGTACGCGCACTTGTCGTCGTTCGCGGTGAAGCTGGGCCAGATGGTCACGGGCGGATCCAAGATCGGCGAGGTCGGCTCTACAGGCAACTCGTCTGGCCCTCACTTGCACTACATGGTGCTCAACGGCGGGTGGCCGAACTACAAGAACCCTGCCGAGTACTTGGACGGCGGCGGCGAAGGTGGCTGGAACCCCATTGTCGGCATCGTGGATGGGCTTGTTGACCAGTTCAAGAAGGCCTTCCCGGGCGCCGGGATGTTCGCGGACCTGGCTATCGGTGCTGGCAAGAAGCTCCTGGACGGCGCGGTTGATTTTGTCACCGGTAACGGCGGCAAGGACAACATCGGTTCGACCGGGTTGCCGTACCTCCACGACCAGGGCGGCATCTTGCCTCCCGGCTTGTCGCAGGTCATGAACCGGACGCAGAAGCCTGAGTACATCCTGAACCCGCAGCAATGGGCTGACATCCACAGCCTGGCGGTTCGGAACGGCGGCGACCGACCTGGCGTGCAGTTCACCGGTCCAGTCCACGTACGCGATGAGCACGAACTGTCTCGCATCATCCAGACGGAACAGCGGGACATGCTCGCGCTCTACCCGGCATAAGTAAGGAGACCCATTGGGTATCAGTTATGCGATTCCTTACCGTCCGCCGGCCCCGGCTGCGAGCCCTTGGAAGCGGTCTGCTATGACGTGGACCGCGAAGGGGATTACGTGGCCGCTCACGGACCCGGCATCGGGGTTGTTCCTGATGCCGGGTATCCGGGGCATGGGTTCGGTGGCCACGGAACGGCACTCAACGTCGTCACCGGCGGTGGCTGGGTCCCGGCATGAAGGCACCTCGGTTCTTGATCGTGGCGTGTTCTGGCCGGTGCACATCTTCCACGATGAAAGCTCCGGGGCGTGGGTTGAGCGTGACCGTGCATTCTGGCAGGGCATGGACCCTGACGACACGGGGGTCTGGGAGATCACGTTGCCGGACAGCAAGAAGCGCCGGCTGCGTCTTCGCTTCCGTGACGACGGCGACCACAGCTTTGTGCATGACCCGCTGTTCTTCGGCTGGCAGTCGTACGGCATCAATCTCATCGCCGAGCATCCGTATTGGGAGGGTGACCCGGTTGTTAGGTCTTGGAAGAACGGCGAGTATCAGCCGTTCTTCGAACCGAACGGGCCGCACCTGTTCAATATCGGGTCTGGTGCTGAGATTTCCGAGGCGACCATCGACAACCTGGGTGACGTTGAGTCGTACGCCCGTTGGTTCATTGATGGGGAAACCACTGAGGCCGCGGTTGGTGTGAACGGTCTGGTGGTTGAGGTTCCGTTCGATGTGCCGCTAGGCAAGTGCTTGGTGATTGATTCGGATCCTGATCTTATCGGCGCGACGATGTACGACATTGTTCCGGGTTCTGAGGGCATGAAGCCTTCTGAGCGTGTGGTGGGTGTTGACATGGTGAACCCGGTGGATCGTTCGGCGGATCTTGGTGAGGCGGATTTCGCGCCGATCCCTGCCGGCGCCCGAGTGCCGTTGTCCTTGTCTCTTGCTGGTACTGGCGCTGTTGAGGCGTTGCTGCCCTCGCTGTACAGGAGGGCTTTGTGAACGCGTTCCGGATCGGCGTCTATGACAAGAATCGTTTGTTCCGGTGCCAGATCGGCAACCCGTCAGCGTTGTCCGCGATTGTGCGGCACAACCTGATGGGGACACTGTCAATGACAATCCCGTTATCGCATCCGAAGCTGGGCGAGCTCATGGCTGACGGTGCCCGATTGAAGGTGACTTTCAAGAATGAGCACCTTATCTCGGGGCCTATCACTGCTGAGGAAGGCGAGTCGAACGGTGTGGACGGGCGGGTGACGTTCACGGTTGAGGATGATTTCCGTTTGTTGCGGGACATCCTTGGTTGGCCGGTTCCTGGGTCGCCGCTCACAGGCCAAACTGCGGAGTACCGGACGTATACGGGGAACGCTGAGTCGATCATCAAGACGGCGGTGACTGAGAACGGCGTGAACCGTCTCGCGGTCCCTGGCCTGACCGTGGCGACGAACGCGAACCGTGGCGCCGTGGTGCCAGGTGGTGTGCCTCTCCGGATGCACCCGCTCATGGATCAGATGTTCCCGGCGCTCGAGGTGGCCGGTATTGGTGTGCAGATTCGGCAGGTTGGTGGTGGGCCTAGTGTCCCCGGCAGCCTTGTCCTGGACGTGTACGAGCCGAAGCTGTTCCCTCGGAAGCTGTCCGTGAAGGGCCGGACGCTGAAGAAGGTGAACTGGACCCGGACCCGCCCGACGAGCTCACGTGTTGTTGTGGCGGGTCAGGGCGAGGGCACGGCACGGAAGTTCCGGCAACTCATCGATACGGCCCGTGAGGACCAGTACGGGATGCGTGCTGAGACGTTCCGGGATGCGCGGGATGACAACACTGATTCGGTGTTGGATGCGCGTGGCCGGGAAACCCTGGACGAGAACGGGCCCAAGAACGGGCTCTCCTTGGACCTCGCCGGCACAGGCATCTTCCAGTACGGCGGGACGAACGGTTTCCATGTTGGCGACCGCGTACCCGTGGACATCGGTAACGGGGTGGTCATCACGGAAACAATCCGCGAGGTCAAGCTGACGTGGAAGTCCAAGGATTACGCCCAGATTGAACCCTCCATCGGAGAAATCACTAACCAGCCTGCGCGGATTGTGGCGCAGCGACTTGCTGCCTTGGGTAAGAGGCAGCGGAACCAGGAGCGTCTCTGATGCCAGTGGAATTCACATCTCGCGGTTATGACACCACGCCGGCGAAACCTTACGGCGAGAAGGCGTGGTCTGGCGCCCATTCCGATACCCCTATTGGCTCGGCCCGGTATGGCGTCTTCAAGGCGAGCGACTGGAAAGTCAGTATCGTTGCGGGCGCGACTAGGACCGTGTCAATCGCGCCCGGAGCAGGCCACGGCTGTGGTGTAACTGATGTCACTTTCGAGAATGAGACACTGCAATTCCCGCCGTCCGCTTCCGGGACGCGCTGGGATACGGTGGCTGTCCGTCGTGACTGGACACCCACAGCGGGTGAGTCAAAGTTCGTGATCATCCCGGGCGGATCCACAAAAGCTGTCTCCGGCGCACGCCTGTCCGCACAGGGCGAGATTGATGACCAGCCCATTGCGCTGGTGCCAATCATCGAGAACCAGACCCAGCCGGGCGAGATCGTGGATATCCGTTGCTGGGCGTCCAACGGTGGCGTGTACGCGAAGGACGTCCTTGCCTGCCAGTACCTCGGCCAGCTTGGCGCGATGGTCACGGTTGGGTATGAGCAGTACCAGTACATCCTCGGTGATAACGATTCCCCCGCATGGGTGAACGTCGGCGGCGTGATGCGCGGGCCGGTTCCTCTCAGCTTTGACGCGGCCACGTACCGGCAGCAGGGCACATGGATGAAGAGCGCCGTGAAGGATGCAGCTGTGTCCCGCATCGGTCGGCGTGTGGAGCTTCAGGGCGGACTGGCCAACGAGGTCGCCATCCACTATGACAAGCGGGACATCAACAAGCCGCTGACCGAGTACACGCTTGCGACAGTCCCGCCAGAGTTCGCCCCTAAGACGCCGAGTGACATGCTCACCCCGCTGTTGGTGAACGCCTACCAGTGTGACGTCCGGGTGACTCCTGGCGGTGAAATCAAGATCAGCTTCAAGACTGGCGTGGGCAGCGTAAGCAACAAGGTCGCCGCCGGTGACATGGTCTTCATGCTCGGCGGGCTCGGGTGGTACGTGTGAGAGGGGCCGATTATGCCGCATAGGTTCACTGGCCACCGTCTCGCTAACCTCTACGCGCAGCCCTTCGAGGCTGGCATTGCTTTGATCCTGATCATCACCGGCGCGCTGGTCATGTTCGATGAGAAATTCACGCCTTCCTCAATCAGTGTGCTGGCCCCGCCGTGGAACGTACTGTTCCGGCTGCTGTTACTGGTGGCCGGTGTGCTGATGTTCGCCGGTCTGATCAGGGGCAAACACCGCTGGTCTTTCGGGCTGGAAATGGTTGGCATGTCCCTCGCCGCAGTCGTTTTCCTGACCTATTCAGCTGGCCTGCTTGAAAGTGTCGCAAGCAACGGGCAGCACCGTTCCGCGATGGGAAGCCTCACTTACGCCATCGTTGCGGCGGCCTGCGTGATCAAGGTCCGCGCCCTGTGGATCGAGGCCCACAACCGGCTCATGTTGATCAAAGAGTTGCCGCTGCCGCGGGAGGACGAAACACATGAATGAACTCATGCCGCTCATCCTCAGCGCCGGAACTCTGGGTGCGATTGCAACAGTGGTGGGCGTCCTCGTGAACCGCCGGAATGTGAAGTCTGAGGCTAAGGCCCGGGACTTGAAGACGCCGGCCGAGGTGGACAACCTTGTGGCCACGACGCACAGGGCGAACCTTGACGCTGTCCTTGCTGTGAACGCCACCCTGTTGGCGAACAACGGAAAGCTGCAGGAGCGTTTGACGGCTGTTGAGGAAACCCAGAAGGACCAAGGCCGGGCACAGGCTGAGCTTGGCGCGCTCGTGGACATGTTGCAGCGGGGCCTGGCGTCGGCTTACGCGTACATCACCACGCTGTTGAAGATCATCGAGGACCATCTCCCGCATGTGGAGATCCCGACGCCTCCCAAGGGCTACAAGCCCACCACGGAAACACCCGAGCAGGAGGCGTAATGGGATACCTACTCCCTTTCCCCCGAAGCATTCGCAGGTCTCAGGACTTCGGCTCTAACCCTGGGTGGGGTCCTAATCCTGCTGGCGGCCATAACGGTGATGACTGGGCCACCGTGATTGGGACGCCTGTCCGGGCTGCCGGTGATGGTGAGGTCATCTTCGCCGGAGAGTTCGACACGACGTATGAGGACAACTTCGGCTGGAACCTCAACTTTGGTGGGCTGATGGTTGTCCTGAACATGGACGGCGAGGCTGGCCCGTACTTCGAGTATGGCCACTTGTCGAAGATCCTCGTGGCGAATGGCGCCCGGGTAAGGCGTGGGCAGATCATCGCGCTCACTGGCAACAGCGACGGCGGCACGAAAGTCAGCACAGGCCCTCACTGCCATGTTGGTGCGCTGCCACCGAACTTCAACCTGAACACCAGCACTTACGGACGCGTCAACCCACGCCTTTACATGACGGACTACTGGGAAGACGGCACGGCGTCCATTGAGTACACCGGCGAGGTTGTCACAGCCCCGCCTGGGCCCGCTTACACGGCTGACCAACAGTTCTTCATCGACCTCGGACTAACTCTCCCGTAAGGAGCCATCATGGCTGAACGACCATCACAGAAAATGTCCAATCAAGTGAAGATCGACTTCCTTGTTGATGCGATCCTTGGGGGCGGCGAGTCCATGGACGGCGGGAACTCGCTGCAGTTCCAGATCAAGCACGCCCCTATCGACGCACTCAAGGCGCTGACGATGGACTGGGGCAAGTACAAAACCTCTGTCATTGACCAACTTGTCTTCACGGCCCAGGCGATGGACCGGGTTGAGGCGCGGCAGGTTGCGCAGCAGTCGGTGCTGGATCAGATCGCGGCGGCCGCAAGTAGGGGTGTGCCGGTGGTCATTGATTATGACGAGATTGAGAAGCGCATCACAGCGAACATGCCGACGTATGTTCCGCAGGTCAAGGAGGGGGACAACTGATGGCTGACCATGTTGCCCTTTCGACGCAGGAGCGTAATCCGCGGTCTGCTGTTTTGCGGACGGTGTTGGTTGCGGCCATTGCTCTGTTCCCGTTGCTGAACGTGGCGCTGAAGATCGTGGTGGAGGAACTGGAACCGTATCGCGTGCATTTGCCTGAGTGGTTGTTCGCTGCTCTCAACGTTTCGATCACAGTGGTGGTTGTGCTCATCGGTATTTTCACTCGTGTGATGGCTATCCCGGGTGTGAATGAGTGGCTGCGGAAGTATGTGCCATTGTTCGCGCCGGAAGACCACTCGGGCGAACTGGAACGATCACGCGAGCTGCCATCGGGTCTCGCAGAAGTTACCAATGAAACTGGCCGGCCAGAATACATCCAATCCGATCCAGACGGCCCGGACCACCGCGCTTAACCCACCACCCACTTTTCGGGGCGGACCATCACTTGGTCCGCCCCACAGTATTTAAAGGAGCCCCACTGTGGCTGATTACCCGATTGGGATGGAACTGGTTGTTGACCCGGACAACCCGATGAATGTTGTGGTGAACGGTTCGGTGGGGATCTACGCGCCGGAAGACACGGCAGGAACCACCCTGTTGCCGTTGAAGGACCTGAACGGGTTCCCGCTCGCCAACCCTTTGACGTCGAACGCTTACGGGTTCACGCCCGGGTTTCTCGCGCCACTCCCGCAAGTGCGTTGGAAGTCCGGCGAATTCAGCAACGTCTACAACTCATACATTGGCCTCAGGGACGAAGCCGTAGCCGCCAAGAACGCCGCCCAAGACGCACAAGCCGAAGCCGCCAGCGCTGGGGCGAACGCAGCCGAGGTAGCCCAAGAGGCATTGGCCGGTGCTGTGGGTAACGCCCAGACAGCCCAAACAGCGGCCACCAACGCAGCCAACGCAGCAGCAGCCGCCCAAGCCGCAGCAGAAGCAGCCGCCGAAGCAGCAGCCGGGGCGTCCGGTGGGGCTGCCATCCGCGAAGACCCAGCCAACCCCGGCTTCTACTTTGTAGCTGCTGGCGGGCAACTCAGCCCAGACCCGTCCAACCCCGGATTCTTCACCGTGACAGGAGCATGACCCAATGACGCAACGAATTGTTTCCGTGGGGGACGACTTCGCACTCCCCGCCGGCACCAAAGTACTCGACACCCACTTGCCCACCCGCCTCGGAACAACGGCACTTAATGCCACTTATGGCCCAGATGCAAGCACATTGAAGAACGTCTTTGGCCGTTCGATCAACGTGCTTTCTAAGGGCGCAGTTCTTGATGGTGTCGCTAACGATGCGCCCGCGTTCCAATCGGCCATCAACGCAGCCGCCACGTTTGGGCTAAGCGTCTACTTCCCTCCTGGAACCGCGAAACTCGGCACCAGCCTGATTCCGAAGACTGGAGTCACGATTGAGGGCGAAGGCGGGTCTTCCGTATTCACCTCATCTTCGGAAATCGGAGCTGCAATTGCCAACCCCACTGGAAACCTGTCTGACTTCACAGTCCGGAACGTCACCTTCAAGGGCGGGGCAACCGATCTAAACCAGCCGCGCCGTCGTGATCGCCCAGTTTCATCCTCGTTCTCCCAAGCAATCCGCATTATCGGGTCGGGATACAACGGCGTAGTAGCTGGAGACCCTACGGTGTACCCGGTGATCAAGAACATCACCTTGGACAATGTCCGCATCGTCAACACTAAGACGCTGCCGTTCTACTTCGCGGGCATCCAGAACGTCACCGTGCGGGACTGCTTCATCCGCAACTGCATGGACCCCGGCTTTGTGTACGTGGACGGCGTGGACTTCTCCCACAATGTTGTCGAAAACTCGGCCGACAACGGAGTGTCAGTCTCCCGCAAGTGCCGCAACGTGGTGATTGCCGATAACGTCATCCGCGGCACAGCCCACTACGGGATCTGGTGCGCCGGCTTCCACTCCGACGTCGACGGCGGTATTTACGCTCCTGGCCCAGAGAACTTCACCATCACCGGCAATACGGTTGAGGACTCAGGCAAGGGTGGTATTGCCCTCAGCGATGCTCCCAAGCACGGTGTAGTCAGCGGAAACGTCATCAGCGGCGTCACCAACGGCAATCAGGACTACCCCTCAGTCAATGACGGAGTTGGCATCTTCATCACCGGCTACCCCAGCTCGTTGGCCGACCCGACAATTGTCGCTGAGGACATCATCATTAGTGACAACATCATCAAGGGCGCCCAGAGGAACGGTGTTGGGATCCGCGGCGCAGTCGATATTGTGCTTGACAACAACACCTTCCTGGACATCGGTGTTGAGAACTTCGTGGCGGACTACCCCTTGGGAGGGATAGTCGCAGGGACGCCAATCTCGCCAACTTCCACAAGCTACAACTGTGGCATCATCACCTCAGGGTCAGGCATGAACCGACTGACTGTAACAAGCAACAGGTTCATTGATACACGCGCCACGGCATTGAGTAACTATGCAATACCATCCAATGTACGAGCATCTGCCGGATTCTATGGTCGAGACAACCGATCGATCAACTACCGGCAGTTACTTGGCGCGACAGGCACGGAGTTTGGGGAATCTGGCGCCCTCGGATACAGAGTGGTCATCAATGCTGCGGCCAATCAGAATAAGGATGTGGTCTGGCAGAACGCTGGGGCGGATCGTTGGATTGCGCGGTCGGCATCCACCAACGCATGGCAGCTCAGCCGCCGCCTGTCTGATGGCTCACAGGGATCGGTGCCAATCTCCGTGAACTGGTCCAATGGTGAGGTGACCTTTGGGGATCCAGTGATCCTAAATCAGGGAGCCTTTATCCAGGATGGCAAGGATCTGACAATCGGCACCGGTACAGGCTCCAAGATTGGCTTCACCAACTCGAAGATGGGCTTCTACGGAGCTACGCCTGTTGCTAAGCCGACCGCCACGCCCGCCGCTGCCACGGACGCAGCCACCACGCAGGCGCTAGTCAACGACTTGCGTTCCAAGTTGATTGCCCTCGGGCTGATCGGCTAGTCCCGCACTGCCAAATGGCGTGGCGTACCGATACGCGGAGCTTCTGCTTCGACCACCGAGGGGACACCCTTGAGGGGCTTGTATCGGTGCGCCACGCGATGGCCCACTTTGATCATGGGCTTTTCGATTGCAATGTGCAGCGCCCACGCGATAGCTATAGACGCAACGAGACCAACAATCGCCGTTACCACCGCCCAGAATGGCCCACCTTTGGGAACTACCATTTCGGCCCCGTTGATCCCGAAATTATGTGTCAGGTAGAACACATAGGAAATTTTTCCTAAAAATACCATCGGCTTGGCAGCTAGCCAGCGAATGCCCTTGGTGGTCGTGATGACGATTCCAGTCAGCACGAGAGTGGCGACCAAACCGTAGGCTACGTAGAGGGACCGTTCGGGCAGGATCTCACGAGTACCGAACTGCATCACAAGCAAAATTCCGCCTGTTATAGCGAGTACCCACCCTTTGCCGAGGAACTTGATCCTGTCATACCAAACCTTGTTGTTGAGCATGACGGCGGAGATGCAACCCAGCGCAATCAAGGCGTACGGCTGGAGGATAGCGCCAGTCGAGCCGAGGATGCCCGTGGCGGCGAAACCCGCGACCATGATCGAAAGCGCCACCAGCCTGGCGCGGAACTTCCAAGCCAAGATAACAAAGCCGAGAAGAGGCCACACGAGGTAGAACTTTTCCTCAATGCCAAGCGACCATGCCCCAGCGAACGGGACGCTCACAGCATCCCCGCGCATCAGCATCGGGCGCTCGGGGAAGAATAGGACGTAGAACGGCAAAGTCTCAAGGAACGCAGACTTCCGGTTGGACTGCATCCCCAGGCCCAGGATCAATACGACATATGCGGCGAGCACAGCGAAGTAGATCGGGTAGATCCTAAACAGGCGCCGAACATAAAAGCTCTTGAGATTGAGGCGCCCATTTTTGGCTTCCTCACGGAGCGCCAGCGTCGTGATCAAGTACCCGCTCAGGACGAAGAAAATCGTGACGCCTGCCCCGCCATGCAGTGAATGCCAAAACGGGTAAGACAGGTGAACAGTGAAGACCAATAGGACTGATACGGCTCGAACGCCGTCCAGTTCTCCAAAGTACTTACGCTGCAAGTAGGACGCGTGATCGAGCACGGCAGACCCCCAGTTTGTGCCAGTGAATGGCCTAATTGTATACGGCCCATAAGACCGGCATTGTTCCCCAACGTAATAGAGCCCCATCCTCCATGTGAGGGTGGGGCTCTACTGTTGTTTAACTGTCCGTGCGGATGACGATGGCTTTGCAGTCTTCCGGTACGAGTGCGCGGGCGGCTGCTAGGGCTGTCCCGTAATCTGGGCCGGACGCTTGCACAGTGCCCTGCCCGCCGGACTCGTTCTCAATGGTCAAGGTAACTTCCATGGCATCATCTTCGCACTTGACCTAGTCCAGTCTCTTCGCTTTCTCGAACAGCTCATCCAGCTTCATCCCGAAAACCTCCGAGATCCTTCCAACCGTTTTGATGGACATGGTCCGGCTGCCTTGGAGGTATCGGCTCATGCTCGATGATGCCATCTGTGAAAGGTCCGCGAGGGTTGCCTGGTCCATGTCTCGCTTGACCATCTCAATGCGGATCTGTTGGACGATCTGGGCTTCGGTTGGTGATGAGCTCATAGGCTGAGAATACATCCCCCCCACTGGGGGGACTCTCCTTAAATTTCCCCCAACTTGTGTACTTAATGCACTTTCAATAATCAGGCCAGAATCGGCCTACTTCCCTTTATTTGCAAGGAAGTTTGGCCCTCCGAGCCACTTCAAACAATGGGGTTCAAATCCCCCCGTCTCCGCCCCGGGAAGCCCGGTAACTCAACGAAGTTGCCGGGCTTCCCCCCTGAAACCGAGAAAATCCCCCCAAGGACTGTTAAAGTTCAGTCTTATGGCGACCATTGAGGTACGGAAAAACAGCTCAGGGAAGATCACAAGCTACCGCGTCGAGTGGTACGACAAAGGCAAGCGGAACAGGCAAACACTGCCAACTGAGACCGCAGCAGTCCAGTGGAAAGAACTACTCGAAGCGGTCAAACATGACACCCAGGCAGCCCAAACTGCCTTACTCCGTCAGGTCTCCCGGTCCCCCTCATTCGAGGACGTAGCGCTAGGGCACATCGAACGGTTGATCAATGTTCGCGAGTACACCATCAAGCGCTACCGCGGCTACATCAAGAATCACTTCGCCGGGCTCGGGCACCTACCCGTGGACCAGATCACCGAAGACGATCTCATTCGCTGGATCAAGGGCATGGTCAAGAAAGGCTGCTCCCCCAAGACCATCGCCAACGTGCACGGCTTCATCCACGCCGCCATGAACTCAGCCGTCCGCCGGCGCCTCCGGCCAGACAACCCATGCAACGGCCGACTCCTGCCCAAGGACGACACCACCGAAGACAAAGCCATGTTCCTCACCATGGACCAGATGAATCTCATCATCGAGCAAGCCGACGAATGGCAGCGCCCCATGTGGCTCCTGCTCATCGGCGCTGGGCTGCGCCTGGGTGAAGCAACAGCGCTCACCCGGGCTGACTTCCAGCTCGACGCCGTTACGCCCTCCGTACGCATCACAAAGGCCTACCAAGAGATGGAAGACGGCTGGGCAGTCGGAGCCCCGAAGACGAAGAAAGCGCGCCGCACAGTGGCACTGGCGCCCTCCACCGTGGAAGCCATCCGGACCCGCGTCGAATCAGCCGCGCCTGGCACCCCAGTCTTCTCAATCTCGCCGGACACTCTCGTGTACCCTCAACACCGTCAATGGCTAGACGGATGGTACGACGCAGTGAAGGCAGCCGAGTCCAATAAGGATGCTCCGCTCGTTCTCAGCAAGCGCCCCCGGATCCACGACATCAGGCACTCACACGCCTCCATGATGATCGCCGGAGGCATGAACCTCTACGAGCTCGCCAACCGACTCGGACACGAAAGCATCATCACGACCACAAAGACTTACGGCCACCTCGTGCCAGACGCCCATTTCCGGGCTGCGGCCATGGTCGAGACAGCACTCAACCACAGCATCGCATCCTAAGCACAACGCAAATAAGGCGCCCCTACCGGAATCGGTAGGGGCGCCTTTCGTTTGTTTGGTCTAGTCTTCTTCGTTGTCGCTCTCGCCGTCCGGCTCGCTTGCCGCCCGCAGCGTCTCGATGGCTGTCTGCGCGACACGATCCCAGTCGGCGCCCATCGTTGTGATGATCTTCTCAACGTCATTCAACGTAAAAGGAGCATCGTCACGCAACCTCTTGTTGAGGTATGCCGGCGTCAGGCCAACCTTCAGCGCGAACTGTTTCGCGCTGATCCGCTGACGCGCCAGGGCAGCGCGTAACTCCGCTGCGAAGGCGCGGGCCAGCGGCCCAGATTCCGGTTGTTTAGATACTGGCACGTCCACGATGCTATCCGTTCCGCTGTCAGAAACTCCAAAAGGCATGCTGATGACCTCAAATCGATGTCTAGACACTCATGATGCGCTCATGGAGTGCGTGATCCACGTTAAGCATGCATTATGCGCGTCTGAATCCCAAATTTAAACCTTGACGTGCATAACGCTACTCTTTAACGCATCTGGACTTAATCCTGTCAGGCAGAGGCGGGATTGCTATCTTGTCGGTCCAGCGTCGTAAGCTTTGTATTCACTCGAACATATGTACGAATCTGGGGAGAACATGCACTCTGAGCCTCTGACCACACCGGCCGCAATCGTCGCGAAGAGCGGTGCCGTCATAGAGCTTAAAAGAGAAGAGCGCCCCCTATCCCAAGGCGGGACGGGAACGCTCTGTCGTGCGGTGCAGCGGATGACAGTCCGAGAGTTCGGGGACCTCGCTGCGAAGCGTGGAATTATGCCGACTGCGATTCTGGCTGGATCCGAGCCTCAGCGCGACTCATTAAGGCTACTGGCGTGAGGCCAAGGGCCTCGGCCACCTTCATGAAGGTTGGCATGGGCATGCTCTTGTGACCCTTGAGGTAGTGGTTCATCGCGGGGCGGCCAACGCCGATCGCCTCCGCGAGATCCTTTTGGGTCATCTCTCGCTCAACTAGCTCCACCTTGATCTGGGTGGAAAGAGCGGCTTCGAGTTTTTCCCCATACGTTGTTGTCATGCGTGCAAGTTTAAGTGCATATGAGTACTTGAAGCAACCTGATGGCTACTTGTGTTGCCAAATTGAGTACTCAGGTTGCCGACACGCCGAGTACTTGGTTGAGACTTGCGAGTACTCGTTTGAATACATAGAGTACTGACATGAATACCAAACAGGGCGATGGGGTCCCCACCGCAGACACTGAAATTGGTAGCCGTATCGCAAATGCCCTGATCGTGAAGGGCACAAACGCCCGAGCTCTTTCGGACGCAACAGGCATCAGCTACCCAACACTCCGCCGCAGCCTCACAGGAGGCCGCAGCCTAACCATCCGAGAAATCGGCAGCATCGCCGGCGCCCTCGACGTTCCAGCAAACATACTGCTCCCCCCCTCGCTAACCGAGGTGACACAGTGAGCCGCCAATCCCAGTCCTACGCAACAGCCCAGGACATGGCCGCTAAATACAGGCTCAGCAACCACACCGTTCGACGCAAAGCACAAACCGGCGAATGGCCTTGTGACCGCATCGGCAGGCTCTACCGATTCTCCCCCGACCAGCAAGACGAAATTGCACAGATCGTCGCAGGCGCCAAAGTTGGCGGATACGACAAAGACCGCATTGCAGCGGCACTCCGAAAGCTCTCCGCATAACACCCGCCGGCACCCGGCACCCCTGCCCCATTGTCTGGGCAAACCTCCACGAAAGTCCCCCTCTTTCTTTCCGAAGACTGAGTTACCTAGGGAGAGCTCTGTGTTTTTCAAGGAAGTAGACCGAACCGCACGCAAGAACGAAATCCGTGACGCGCTACTAGACATCGCCCGTAGTAACGGCGAGCCCCTGTCTGACGCACGGGCCAACAACCTAGCCATCAAGTTCAAAAAGGGTCTCTTCGATCCGGACCTTGCGCGCTTCATCCAGTACAGCGATCCAACCGGAGAGACCGCCTCCACTAATGCAGACAAAGAGAAAGCCGCCAGCGTTCCAGCGCTAGCGGCTTAGTTGTAATCCCCCACCTAAAGGAACGACATGACCACTCTACAGCTATTCAACTACGGCGCCACTAACGTTCGGACGCTCACTATCGACGGAGACCCTTGGTTTGTCGCGAGGGACATCTGTTCGGTCCTCGATCTGACCGACCCACGTAAGAGCATCGGCCTGCTCGATGAGGATGAGCGGAATACTGTTCCGGTCACTGATGCGCTTGGTCGGATCCAACAGACCTTCGTGGTCAATGAAGCGGGCATGTACTCGCTCGTTCTGCGATCCCGGAAGCCGGAAGCTAAGGCGTTCAAGCGGTGGATTACGCATGAGGTTCTGCCGGCCATCCGGAAGAACGGATCGTTTGGTGTCCCTGCTACTCCGCAGACATACGCGGAAGCGCTCAGGGAGTTGGCCAGCTCAGTGGAAGCCCAGGCGGCGCTTGAAGCCAAGATAGCGGCTGACGCTCCGAAGGTTCTGTTCGCTGATTCAGTGGCCACCTCGCAGTCAACCATCCTCGTCGGTGACCTCGCGAAGATCCTCCGCGGCAACGGTGTCCCGATTGGAGCTAACCGCCTGTTCGCGCTGCTCCGCGAAGACGGTTACCTGATCCGCCGGCAAGGCACTGACTGGAACATGCCAACGCAGAGGGCCATGGAGCTCGGACTGTTCAAGGTCAAGGAAACCGCGGTCACCCATTCGGACGGCCATGTGACTGTCTCGAAGACGCCCAAGGTAACCGGCAAAGGCCAGGCCTACTTCATCAACCGATACTCCCCCGGCACCAAAGAGATCGCCGCTTAACCACCCAACCAAAAGGTGAAGGCGGCCACCATGCCCGGTGACCGCCTTCAGAAAAACCCATATCAAGGAGAACTTCTGTGACGACTATACAAGAAGCGATGACCGCTGTGCTACGGGCGCACTGGACCGCATCTACCCACACGGAGAACAAACCGTTCGTGGATAAGTGTGATGGATGCGGGGATGTGATCTTCTCTTGGGGTGACCCAACGGTTGGTACAGGCCATGAACGTCTCGCCGCTCACCAAGCCGAAGCCCTCACCGCCGCTGGTTTCCTCAAGATGGACCACACGGAGTACGCGCTTGACCACAAGCTCTCCGATTTGCAGTTCACGGATGACGATGGCGAGTTGTGGACAGATGAGGATGACGTAAAGGACTACGCCGACGAATATGGCGACACAGCCCCGATTAAGCAGCGTCATGTCACAGCCTGGGAGCCCATCAAATGAGGGCGATGGCGTTTGAGCAAGACAAGGACGAGTGGTTGGAGGATGCGGTGGCCACGATCATCGGCATTGCTGAGAAGCAGGAGACGTTCACGGCTGATGATCTGCGCCGGGAGATGCGCGAACCTGACGAGCACAGCTGGCCAGGCAGGGCAATCATCGCCGCAAAGAACGCCGGCCACATCGAAGCAGTCACCTATCAACCGTCCCAAGCGAAGGCCCGCAGGCATGGAGCCACCCGCGTATGGAGGAAGAAAACATCATGATCACCGGAATCTATTTCCTGTTGTTCGCGGCCACGATCTTCGCCGCACCACTGACCATCGCCAAGGCCCGGCAGCACGACGCCCGATTGGAACCGTGCGATCCGATCGATTACGACGCGCTGGCCGAAGTACAAGACACCCGGTACGAGGACGACGCGGATGCGGCCAGGAAGGGCGAACGATGAGCCAGGTCCCAATAGACACCTGTTTGCAGTGCGGCAAGAACCGCGAAGAGGTCAAGGACTACTACAACTCCCCATGCGCCACGGCTACATACGGCGAGACGGTCGAGGGTTTGGACGATTGGGACCGCCACCACTGGCGTGACTGGTCCAATAAGACCCTACTCGCGTTTGGGATCTTGCCGGAACACTTCGATGAGCACCGGCGTGATGACTACTACGCGTTGCCTTATGTGCCTTGCGAGCATTCCAAGTGGGGCCATCGTTTCCCGAAATCCGACGACCCTGACTGGGGACTGAGCACCGAAGAGTGCGTTCACTGCGGACATCGGAAGGACACGAGCTCGTGATCCGGAATCCGCGCCGCGCCCCGCATGTCAGGCAGCGCCCGGCTGAGGGCATGCCGCCGGGTGGTTGGGCGGCCGCTGACCTGAACCTCCCCGCATGGTGGTACGACCAAGTATCCCGGTGCGCGACCGGCTGCGAATACCCCATCAGCGGCGACCAACGGCCAGGCAGGGAGCGGTCATGAGCGACTTCAAAACAGAATGGGGTGTCATGAGCCCGTGGGGATGCAACCCGTCCAAGACCCGTGAGACCGCTGAAGCTGTGGCGGCGAACATGCGCAAAGCTGGGCATGAGGCAAGCGTCGTCTGGCGCGGCGTAACCGAGTGGCATCACACGATCACTGACGAACGAGCCATGCAGCCGGTTGAGCCATGACCACGGATGAAGCGGCTACCACCCTCCCGCCGATCCTCGCCGCGAAAGCCCGCAACCCCTTGCAAGTTGAACTTGCAACAATCCTCCAAGACCTGAAAGAAGAACCCACCAAATGAGCGCTTACCTGCCGGGCAACCCGTACGCCGACGATGGCATGCAGTACACAGCCCAAGCATCCGAACACAACGCCTGGAACTACGAAGACAGGCTCATCATGGCGACCATGGCTAACTCCTTCGCCACCCTCGCCCTCGCTCACGAGCAGCGCACCGCCAACCTCATAGCACTGTGGACAGAGCCCAACGCGGACATAACACCCATGGGCGGAATCAACTACGGCAACATCGCGGAGCAGATCAAGGAAAGGTTGGGGCTCTGATGGATTGCCACGAATGCACCTGCTTCCAGAGGCCTCCCTGCAGCGCTTGCGAGCACTGCACCCACTACGACGGGCAGGGCGAAAACTGCGAGAGCGACTGCCAAGACTGCGAGGAACACAATGTCTGATATCCCGTCCTTGTTGCAGCCCCTGAAAGACCGACTCGCCGCAGCCACACCCGGACCGTGGCACGCGAGAACGGTAACGTCAGGCCGGTTTGAAGGCGTTGAGGCTCGGGTAGTTGATCTGCGAGGCGCTCACATTCTCCTTGGCCCAGCAGATGGGCAGGCTGGACAAGCACGAGAATCTGACGCAACGTTCATCGCCTCGGCCCCCACGGATCAGGCCAAGCTCATCGCAGCCATAGAAGCCGTGGTTGGGCTGCACAAGCCGGTCGCCGGGCACAACCCGGCATGTGAGTGCGGCATCCCAGCAGGGGCAGGAGCGTCTTGCGAAGAATGCCAAGACGCATGGCCCTGCCCCACCGTTGCCGCCCTCACCCAGGCGTTGGGTGGTGAAACGGCATGAGTGACTGGGTAAGTCCCGACTGCCGAGACGGGAACCATCACAAGTGTGACGGGCAGGCATGGGACGAGGATATGGACGATGCCACAGACTGCCGATGCCCGGACTGTAAAGCCTCAGGAGAGCAGCAATGAGCGGCCATAACGAGCTTCCCGCGGAATGGACTATCGGCGTCGCAAGGCAAGGACCACCACCGCCGCCACGCCATGACAAACCACTGCACCGGGCAGTCATCACCACCGAATCAACAAGCGAGTTCGTGGACCACTACGTCACCGCTGAGGAAGCCATCACCGACCGCATCAACCGGCTCAAAGAAAACAAGCAGCGCTACGTGCGGGAAGGCATGACAATCCGCTTCGACGCGCACAACGGCGACCACGTCACCATCACCTACCAAGATGCCTGATCTGTTGCCGGGGATGGGCGCGGACTTCTGGCAACGACAAACCAACACGTATCCAGGCTGTGCATGCCCGCCCAGCCGATACGACCCGCGCACACCCAAACCCGTAAACACCCAATGCCCGATGCACGGCCAAGGAGAACCGCCATGTGCAACCTCATCGAACACACAGAACGCGACCAACGACAACAAACCGCCAAACGACTAGAACCCATATACGCCACCCTCGCCCACGAACGAGGCATCCCATACCAAGGCCCCGAACAGGGGCCTTTTCCATGCCCGGAAACCCAAGGAGAGAAATGACCCTGCACACTTACCCGGAGCTGCTCCAAGGCTCTGACGAATGGCTCCAAGCACGCTGCGGCATCCTCACCGCATCAGTCATCGGTAACCTAGTCTCATCCCGCCAGCCCACCGCCCTCGAAACTGACTGCCCCGAATGCGGCGCTGAAGCTAACGGGCCCTGCCTTGGGAAGCGCACGCCGGACCCGATCAAGACACTCCACCCGGCCCGGGCAGCAGCAGCCCGCGAACTGGACAGGGTAATCACCGCGGACACCACCAGCGAAACAGCATTGGGCCTCATCATGACCCTCGCCGCCGAACGCATCACCGGCTTTGTTGAACCCGCGGTTCAGTCCCGGGCAATGGAACGCGGGCAGCTGGATGAGCCGTACGCCAGAGACGCTTACTCCACCCACCACGCCAAGGTGACAGAGCTCGGATTCATGGTCCGCGAGTTCGACGGCTTCAAGATCGGATACTCACCGGATGGTTTGGTTAGCGATGACGGGCTTATCGAAATCAAGTCCCGCACCCAGAAGATACAGCTCAAGACCGTCCTTGCTGATGAAGTGCCGGGCGAGAACATGGCCCAACTCCAAACGGGTTCGCTTGTCTCTGGCCGGCCATGGATCGATTACGTCTCATACTCCGGCGGCATGAAGCTCTGGACAAAACGCGTCTACCCAGACCCCGCATGGCACGCCGCCATCCTCGACGCCGCCAACCAGACAGAAACCATCATCGCCAACATGGTCAGCGACTACCTAACCGCAACCGCCGACATGCCCGACACCGAACGCATCGACCACTTTCCAGAATTGGAGTTCACCTACTAATGGACATTTCAAAAGCACTCGTGGCCAAATCCGACCAACTGAATGCTTCAGATCTCAGTGGAAACCCAATCGTGGCAACCATCGAAGCGGTTGATGGCGATGAGACGAAGCCAGTAGTTCACCTCGTGGGGATGAGAGGCCGCCCGTGGAAGCCATCGAAAGGGATGCTCAGGGTACTCGCCCACGCATGGGGCACGCAGACTGACGTATGGCTCGGCCGGTCCGTGAAGCTCGTCAACAACCCCGAAGTCATCTACGCCGGCGAAAAGGTTGGCGGTGTTGAAGTCATCGCCATGTCCAACATCGCCGCTGACTTCACCATCCCCGTCCGCATCAGCCAAAAGAAGGTCAAGCAGCACACAGTGACTGTCCTCGCCGAACCCGCCACCGAACCATGGCGGGCCCAATGGCAAGCGATCACCAACGCACTCACCGAAGCCGGATACGAAGGCGACGGACCCGCAATGCTCGCCACCGCCGGGCAAGTCATCGGCACCACATGGGAACACCCCAACAAAATCAGCCCCGAAGACGCACAAAAAGTACTCGCCGCCGTACGAGAAGACAACCACCAGGAGCCCACCGAATGAGCGAACGAATCCCCGGCTACATCAGCGTCACCCTAGTAGCTGGCACACTCACCCGAACCGGCAACGGAAACTCAGAAACCGGCCACCAACTCCAAATGGCCGGCGCCGCGAACTTCTTCCACATCCAACCCGAAGTCGCAGCCCAATGGGTTGAAGTGCTCACCCCCATAGCCCAGGAGGCCAACTAGATGGCCGGCGAAACAACGATCACAGTCATTGGCAACCTGACCAATGACCCAGAGCTCAGGTTCACACCCAGCGGCGCCGCGGTGGCCAACTTCACTATCGCGTCCACACCCAGGACGTTCGACCGGCAATCGAATGAATGGACGGACGGCGAGACACTGTTCCTCCGCGCATCAGTCTGGAAGGAAGCCGCGGAGAACGTCGCCGAGTCGCTGACCAAGGGTATGCGCGTCATCGTGTCCGGCCGGCTCAAGTCACGCTCCTACGAGACTAAGGAAGGCGATAAGCGCACCGTCATAGAGCTGGAAGTTGACGAGATTGGCCCGTCACTCCGGTACGCCAACGCCAAAGTCAACCGCACTCAACGCTCCGGTAACTCTGGCGGGCCAAGCGGCGGCATGAACCACAATTCCAAGCCGCCGGCTCAAGAAGACACTTGGGGAAACGGGCCAGACTCCGAACCTCCCTTCTGACAGGCAACCCCAACCAAGCCGCCCACTGAGGCGGTTTTTTCATGCCCGTGGCGCCCGGCACACCGCCGGGCGCCGCTTCGAAAGGACCACAACTTGACCACCATCACCGTCTACACCACCAATCCCTGCGTCCAATGCCGCATGACCAAGAAATGGCTGGATGACAGAGGCATCGAATACACGACAATCGACGCCAACGCCGACGAGAAAACAGCCGACTCCATCCGGGCCATCGCAGCCGCAGACGGACAAGCCAAAGCCGTCATGCCATATGTCCAAGTCAGTAACGGCGACCCCGAAACGGACCTCCACTGGTTCGGGTTCCTCCCTGACAACCTGGCCAAGTACGCGGGCGGGAAACAGGCAGCATGATCCCGGATCCCTGCTGCGTCCTCTGCAAATCATCCACCGGCATCTGTTTGACCCGCTTCCAATGCGAACACCACAAAGAAGCTGACAAACGTGACGAAGCAGCACACCGAGCCCGGCAAACCATTCGCCGGCCGACCGAAGACAAAGCCATCGCCAACGTGACCCGCGCAGGAAGGAGACGCAAATGACCTACATCCGGGGCAACTCGCAGCCCGCCACAGTCCCCACGCTTCAGGCCCGAATCATCGACCTACTGAAGGAACGGGAATCCCTCAAACGAACCGTCGAAGCACTAGCACTCCAAATCCAGGCGCTCAACGCGGTCCCGGTGAATGCGCGCCGGGAAACACCTGTCTGCGGCACATACAGCGGCTACCAGAGGCACATCCGCGACAACAAAACCCCATGCCTGCCATGCAAGGCAGCACGCGCCGAATACACCCGCAACTACCGGAAACTCCGGGCAGCCTCATGAAAGGACGGTGACCCCAGTGGCAAAGGACCGCCGTCTGTACGCAAAATTCGACATCAACATGGACGACCACCCCAAAATCCTGCTGCTGTCCGACGCCGCCTTCCGGGCCCTATTCGAGTCCACACTTTACTCTCGCCGGCAACTGTCCGATGGATTCCTGGATGACCGAATAGTGTCCAAAAGATGGGGCTTGGACATAGCCAATGAACTGTCCAGCAACGATGCGGAGAAGCCATCTTGGATAAGAGTAGACGGCGGCTACCAAATCCACGACTTCGCCGAGCACCAGACAACAAACGCGGATATACAGGCAAAACGGGAGGCTGGTAGGGCCGGCGGACTAGCCAAAGCTAGCAACTCTGTAGCACCTGCTACCGAAGTGCTAGAGCAAAAAGGTAGCAACATCCTAGCTAAGACAGAGACAGAGACAGAGAAAAAAGACTTGTCCAGCACGCTGGACGAGTTTGACCAGTGGTACGCAAAGTACCCACGCAAAGAAGCCAAAGAGAACGCCAAGAAGGCGTTCATCAAAGCCAGGCGCGCATCTTCCCTAGAAGACCTCACTGAAGGCCTTGAACGGTACAAGCAATCAGTGGCAGGTAAAGACCGCCAATACGTCGCACTCCCAGCGTCATGGCTAAACGCCCGCCGATGGGAAGACGAGATCCCAGACGAAACCAAACCATCCACCAACAGCCCATGGTCAAAGGAGTTCCACAAATGACCGAAGAATCCCTATCGCATGACACGGTGGCTGAGCAGTCCGTGCTTGGTGCCATGCTCATCAGCCGCGACGCAATCACCGAGATCACGGACATCCTCGAAGGTGGGGACTTCTACAGCCCGGCACACGAAACCATCTACCGTACGATCCTCGACCTAACGGCCGCAGGTTCGCCCGTAGACGCCATCACGGTCAACGACACGCTTACGAAGCTAGGTGAGATCCAGCGCACCGGCGGGGCCGGCTACACGCACACACTGGCCACGACGGTCCCATCAGCATCATCCGGTGCTTACTACGCGGAGATTGTCGCCCACGCAGCCACTCGCCGCCGGCTAACAGCGGCAGGAAGGAAGATCCAAGACTTGGCACGGTCAGGCGGGGACGTTGACGAGCTGGTTGAGGCATCCCGACGAGAAGTTGACCAGACTTCACGCGCTACGGGCTCAGTGGTCCAGTCATTCGGAGAAACCATCGACGTCATGTTGGGCTCGCTGGATGAGCAAGTAAACCACCACCCAACGCCATGGGACGCGGTGAATAAGATCATCGGTGGGCTTAGGCCAGGCGCCCTATATGTTGTCGGGGCCCGCCCTTCAGTTGGAAAGTCGGTGGTGGCACTCAACCTCGCTAAGGGCCTGACCGCCCATGGTTCAGTGGCGTTCTCATCACTGGAAATGTCCAATAACGATGTGCAGATCCGGGCGGTCTCGTCAGACCTACACATCGACGTCGCCAGGCTAATCGAAAGGAACCTTACCCCAGGAGACTGGGGGAAGATCCGCGACCGCAGATCAGCGTGGGACAACGTTCCGCTATTTGTCGATGACCGCTCCGGCGTCACCATCACAGACATCAAACGGTTCGCCCGGTCAGTCAACCGCCGCCGTCCACTCGCTGGCGTAGTTGTGGACTACCTGCAACTGATGTCCCAACCGCACGGAGACAAAAGGCCCCGGCACGAGTTCGTGGCTGACATGTCACGGCAGCTCAAAATCATGGCCATGGACATGCAAGTCCCGGTCATCGCGCTATCCCAGCTCAACCGGGCCAGCGAACAACGGCAAGACAAAATGCCCATGCTTTCCGACCTGCGAGAGTCCGGCGCCGTAGAGCAAGACGCCGACGTGGTCATCCTCCTGCACCGAGAAATCATGGGCGAAAAACGGGACGACCTTTCAATGCTCGTCGCTAAGAACCGCCACGGAGCTACAGGCCTCGCGGAATTGACCTTCTGGGGCCACTACAGCAAAGCGCTGGACCCAGGCGTCAACCCTCGCCAACTCGCCAGCTAACCCCGGTTCGATGCCCCGAGCCCACAACAAGCACCAACCACCACGAAGCCCCGGCAAACGCTGGGGCTTAGCCATTTCAAGGAGAACACCATGACCACCACCACTGAGCGCGACATGCTCAACCTACTGCTAGCCAGATACAACACCGAACGCCGTGGCACTATCGCAGACCGATGGGTAAGAGCCGAACACGTCCGTTCCTCACAGGATTGGCGCCAAACCGTCAGCGTTGCGGACTTCATCGCCATCGACAAATACAGCAGCTCTCAAGCCATCCACGGGCACGAAGTCAAAGTGTCCCGCTCCGACTGGCTCACCGAACTCCGGGACCTGGCCAAGTCCGAACGCGTCAAACGCTTCTGCAACTTCTGGTGGCTCGTCGTATCGGAAGCATCAATCGTCAAGGATGGAGAGTTGCCCGAAGGTTGGGGGCTGATCGTGAAAGCCGGCGAAAAGCTCCGCATCAAAACTCAAGCCGCACCGCTCACGCCAGATCCGCTCACCCTTGACTTCATCGCTGGACTCACCGCAGCCACGCAACGCACCGCCTACCGAGAGCCGATGCACAAAGACGTCCGGACGCTCCACCGATGGGACGAAGGCCATGGCTACTACCAGCAATGCCAAGCATGCGGACAACACGCACCATGCAACCTGCACCAACCCCGACTAGCCGCGAAAGAGGTCACCCGATGAAGTTCCGTCTTGGCGATACCGTCCGAGTGATCAACCGCAGCAGCTTCCATTTCGATGAGGTAGGCAGGGTCACGGCCATAGACAAAACCACCTCGCCTATTGGTTGGCCCTTCCGGATCAGCGGCCTCAAATCAGCCCTGCCCCTCTGGTATGGGCCCGAAGAACTCATCCTCGCCGAACAGGAGCAATCATGAGTCGCCTAGCAGTGCCGACCACGGGCAGTGACCCTTCGAAAGCCAACTCCGAACGCAAGCTCAACAAACGGCTTGACCAGACCGCAAGAGAACGCATCCACGTTACGAGCACCAAAGGCCGGATCGCTCGGAAGCGCAAGAAATACATCCACGCCACCGAGCGGGGACACTACAAAGCTCTGATCATCGCCGTGATGAATGACCTCATGAAGCAAAGGCAGGAGAAGCCATGATCCGCAAAGAAGGCAAAGCACGCTGGGTCTACACCTGCGACCTCTGCAACGTCCGATTCACACAGCCAGACCAGTTCCGCGCCATCGAAAACATGAACCGCCACCAACGCTCCCAAGAACACGGATTCAAAGTCATCGGCGCCGCGCTCGAACCATTCGTTGAAGCCATGTCCAACATCGCCACCGCAGCGAACAACATGTTCGAAACCATCCAGTCAGTCTTCGCCCCACCGCCCAACATCCCGCACGATCCAACCCTCCTAAGGGACCGCCGGAAATGGGGCGGACGATGACCGGCCTCCGCATCATCGCCCACGGCACCCCAGCCAGCCAAGGCAGTAAGAAATGCTTCATCCGCGGCAAGAAGGTTGTCCTAGTCGAAATGGACGACGAACTGCCCGCATGGAGAGACTCCATCAAAGCCGCCGCCAAACTGGCCGCCGGGCCCAACTGGGAACCGATAGACGTCGCCGTGAAGGTCAGTGGTGAAATCCGGATCCGCAAACCACGCACCACCAAATTCCAGGACCACCCAGCCGGGCCCAAAGACCTCGACAAAATGCAACGCGCAATCGGTGACGCCCTCGAATCCGCCGGCATCCTCACCAACGACGCCCGAATAGTCCACTGGGACATCAAGAAGGTCTGGGCAACCAACACGCCAGGACTCGACATCACCATTACCAAGGAGACGCCATGACGGCCACGCCAGTTGTGCTGGACCCGGCCAGCGGAAGCCGGATGTTCTACTTCGACAAGGAAGACAACAGGGTCCTCTTTGGTGACATTCGATCTGAACAGCACGTCCTCTGCGACGGGCGGGCACTCAACATCAACCCTGACGCCATCGTGGACTTCCGCAACCTGCCCTTCCCGGAAGGCAGCTTCAGTGTCGTTGTCTTCGACCCGCCGCACCTCGTACGCGCTGGACCGAAGTCATGGCAAGCCGCCAAGTACGGGAGGCTTGACTCGGACAACTGGCAGGAGCACCTGTCAGCAGGCTTCGCTGAGTGCTTCCGGGTTCTCAAGCCCGAGGGTGTCCTGATCTTCAAATGGAACGAAACCCAGATCCCAGTGAGCCAGATACTTGCCCTCACCGATCAGAAGCCACTCGTGGGGCACAAAAGCGGCAAGCAAGCCAAAACGCACTGGATCACATTCTTGAAGGGACCCGATTCATGACCGCCCCGCATATCGAGGACACGACCGAGGGCAACGTGCGCTGGTTCCGCGGCCGTGGACCCACCCCAGTCCAGCCCTACAACGGTGGCTGCCAACACTGGGGCCAATCAGTCATCGCCTGGGGCTGGGACGAAAAACACTACGAGCTTGTCACATGCGACATCGACCACAACAACACACCAGGCTGCCACTCCCGCGCATGGTCCAACCCACAAGGCCAAACCACCACCACATGGATGCAACCCAACGAAAGGAGCCAAGAGTGAGCCACGAGTGCACCACGGAAGGTTGCCTCCACCACACAGACACCTACCTCTGTCCGCAATGCGTCCAAGACCTCCAAGCATGGCTAGACAAGGTCCCAACACTCATCACGGCACTCACGGTCACCATCGCCAAACTCGACCACGTACGGCCCGTAGGAGGCGGCTGGAACGGCGGCGGGAAACCAGGATCAGCCGCACCACTCAACCTCGACGCCCTCCAACTCCAAGAGAACCTGAAAAGCGTCGAGACAAGCGCCAAGGACTACGCCCACGACGAACGAGCAGCAGGGCTAGCATGGCTCATCCAAGACTGGGTAACCAAAGCCGAACTCCTAGTATCCGGCCCTGAAGCCGAATACGTGGACCACATTGCCGTCAAGGCCAAGCTCAAAGAAGCCAACCTCCAACCCATGCCCACAAGACAACTACTCCCATGGCTCCGAGACAAAGCAGGCGTACACCTCATCAGCCAACGCATCCGCGACTGGGTACGAGACGGACACCTCAGAGCACACAGCAACGACGGCCAACCCGCCTACCACCCAGCCGAAGTAATCGACGTCTGGCAACGCATAGGAAGGAAATGACACCAATGTAATTGCCCACACTCAAATGTCCTGTTAAAGTGTGGGTAGAGCACGGCACAGCTGGCTCCACACACAGGTTCCACCAACACGGTGGGACCTTTTTTGTTTGCCCTTTCATTCCCCCAGTGGAGGTCAACACATCTCGCAGTCCAGCGATACGGACACCGCCGCTCGTCGTGACGACGCCGGCACCACGGCTATGTAGCTCAGCAGGTAGAGCGTCCGCCTCATAAGCGGAAGGTCTCAGGTTCAAGTCCTGACGTTGCCACTGATCGAAACGCACGCCGACCAACAATAGAAAACGCGGCCTCGCAAAGTAGATCACCAAACCCCGGCGCCGTCCCCGGGTTACGAGAACGGCAACGTCGGTCCCCGTCACGGTGCACCACGGCGGGGACTGGCACCAACGCAGGAGGCAGAGATGACAACACGCTCAACCACCTCACGCGGATACGGCGCAGCCCACCAGCGAGAACGAGCCCGCCTCGAACCCATCGTCCGTGCTGGTGGAGTCAAGTGCTTCCGCTGCAATGAAGACATCGCGGCCGATGGCCCATGGGACCTCGGACACAACGACGACCGCACCGCATGGACCGGACCCGAACACGTCAAGTGCAACAGGGCAGCAGGCGGCGCCAACGGTGCAGCAGTCACCAACCAAAAGAAGCAGACCATCACCCGTGATTGGTAGCTCCCACACTTGAAAGGCCCACCAGCCATGAAGATCCTTGCAAGAACCATCCTCGCGCTCACCATCGTCCTATGGCTCGCCGCCATCTGGATCCCCGAACACTGGCTACAACTGCTCCTAACAGGCATTCTCACACTCATCGTTGGTGCATCCATCCTCGGGCAGAAGAGCAAGGCCTAACCCAGTGGCAGGGGTAGGGGGGTCTCCATCGCTGGGGATCCCGGCCCGTTTGACTCCCGCCCGGTAGTCATATCTATTCACACCATTTTTTTCTTAAGCCGGGAGGTGCGCGGTGGGCAAGTCATCGAATCCTTTCCGCGCTGTCACTGCTGAGGACGTCCCGGAAGTCAAGCCGGAGCCGATGACGCTTCAGCAGGCTATCGACTCCGGGAAGTATTTGGAGATCCTTCGGGCGCAGCGTCGGGAGATTGTGGCGTCTCTGCCTGAAGAGAAGGGTCCCGCGAAAGCCGCGCTTCACCGGCAGCTCTCCCTGATCTCCAAGGAGATTCAGGCGTTGGAGGCATCGGCGAAGCAGGAGGCTATCGAAAATGGCGGTCCTGTCGAAGACGAAGCCTGGGACGCGGAAGCTATCTGAGATTGCCCGGCATGTGGTCATCCCTTCGGGGATTGTTTCCACGGCTTGGCCATCGGTGGCGAAGAAGGCCGCTGAGATCGGTCTTGGCGTTGATGATTGGCAGGAAGGTATCGGCCGGCTGGCTTTGGCTAAGCGGGCTGATGGGAAGTTTGCGGCTGGTATTGGCGGCGTGGTCCTCAGTATTCCGAGGCAGGTCGGCAAGACGTATCTGGTTGCGCTCATTGTCTTCAGCCTGTGCCTGCTGCATCCTGGTCTGACTGTCCTTTGGACTGCTCACCGGATGAAGACCGCGGGCGAGACGTTCGCGAAGCTCCAGGCCTTCACTCGTAAGAAGAAGATAGCCCCGTACGTCCTGAAGGTGACGACGGGCGCGGGCGATGAGGTCATCTACTTCACGAACGGTTCCCGGATCATGTTCGGCGCCCGTGAGCGTGGTTTTGGTCGCGGATTCGACAACGTGGACATTGAAGTGTTCGATGAGGCGCAGATCCTCACTGAGGCCGCTGTTGAGGACATGGTCCCGGCGACGAACGTCGCACCGAACCCGTTGCTGTTCTTCATCGGCACGCCTCCACGGCCCAAGGATCCGGGTGAAATCTTCAAAGGCAAGCGCCGCGAGGCGCTGTCAGGTGAGGATGAAGATACGGTCTACGTCGAGTTCTCGGCGGATCCTGGCTCGAGCGACAATGACCGGCGGCAGTGGAAGAAAGCGAACCCTTCCTACCCTGACCGTACGGATGACGCGGCCATGCTTCGAATGAAGAAGGCTTTGAACGTCCCGGGGTCCTTTGGTCGTGAGGCCATGGGCAAGTGGGACAACGAGTCGGATGTGACCATCTTTGAGAACTGGGCTGCCGGTAAACGCGATGAGCGGCCAGCGGATCTCACTCTTGGAGCCCTGGCACTGGCTGTGTCCTTCGATCTTAAGCGTTCTGCCATCGTTGCTGCTTCTTCGGATGATCAGGGCGTGTGGGTTAAGTCCCTGCACTACGGCCCCGGAACTGCTGGCGTGGTCAAGCGTTGCAAGGAACTGCAGGACGTATACGACGTGGACATTGTTGTGGACGGCCGCGGCCCTGGCGCTTTCCTGATCCCAGACTTGGAAAAGGCTGACGTTCGCGTCTATACAGCTTCGACAGGTGACGCGCTTGATGCGTTCGCGAACTTGGAAACGAAAGTCGAAGAGGGAGAATTCCTCTACGTCGAGGCCAAAGAACTTGATGATGCCGCCGCCGGAGCCACGAAACGAGACGTGGGCAAACGTTCGGCGCTAGGCCGAAAGAACGCTGAGTCGGACATTTCAACCCTTGAGGCTGCCATGTTCGCGGCGTGGGCTACAGGCGTGGAGTTCACCCCTGCGAGTACCGAATCCGACTACGAAACGCAGGGCGTTATGTCTATTTAGCAAAGGAGAGTGAGAGGCCGAATGAGTTTTTGGCAGAATATCCTCTCCAACGTTTCAGGTGGTTCGGCTTTCTTCACTCCGAGGGTTACGCATCTTGGGAGCTCGGATCTTGCCGACGTTATCAGCCCGGCGAGTCTGAAGAACCTCACTGCAGCCCAGATGTGGAACACGCAACCGCATTTCCGGACTGTTGTTTCTTTCCTGGCCCGCAACATCGCTCAGCTTGGTTTGCACACTTTTGAGCGTGTTGATCAGACTGACCGGCGCCGTGACCGCGATGGGGTCCTGGCTCAGTCGATTCAAGATGTCGATGGCCAGATGACGACTTTCGAGCTTGTGTTCGCTCTTGTTGGCGACCTTGCGATGTATGACCGGGCGTACTGGTGGGCGGCGCCCTCTTCAGAGATGCCGTCCGGTTGGATGATTCGCCGGCTTCCTCCGACGTGGGTTGAGCCTGTGATGGCGAACCCGTGGGAGATCAAGGAATACAAGGTCTACGTCAGGCCGGGCAAGTTTGAGACGATCCCGAAGGACAAGATCCTTGCTTTCCCTGGCTATCACCCAGGGAGTATGCACGGTTCTTCCCCGACTGTGGACGCTCTGCGGGAGACGTTGCAGGAGCAGGTTGAGGCTGCGATGTACCGTTCTCAGGTATGGAAGCGTGGCGGACGTGTTTCGTCGGTCATCGAGCGGCCAAAGGATGCCCCTCAGTGGTCTGATGGGGCGCGTGAAGCGTTCCGTGAGGACTGGTACTCCAAGTACACGGGTAACGGTTCTAAGGCTGGCGGTACGCCGATCCTCGAAGGTGGCATGCAGCTCAAGCGGATCGACTTCTCTGCTACTGAGCAGCAGTATGTTGAGGCGGCCAAGCTGTCACTGACAACGGTAGCGTCTGCGTTCCATGTGAACCCGACGATGATCGGGCAGAACGACGGCGCGAACTATTCCAATGTTCGCGAGTTCCGGAAGATGCTCTACGGTGACACGCTCGGCCCTTTGGTGGCGCAGATTGAGAACCGCATCAACTCCTTCCTGGTCCCGCGCATGGGTCTGGAACGGCGCCGTTTCTACGTTGAGTTCAACATCGAAGAGAAGCTTCAAGGCAACTTCGAGGAACAGGGCGCGATTCTGCAGACCGCCACTGGTGGTCCGTGGATGACTCGCAACGAGGCCCGTGCAATGCGGAACCTTCCAGCGCTTGAGGGCGGCGACGATCTGATTGTGCCGCTGAACGTGGTTGCTGGCGGTCAAGCGTCCCCGTCTGATTCTGGATCCCAGAACCTCGCGTCGGCTCAGTTCCAGTTGGTCAAGGCTGTGGTCAAGGGTTCTGAAACGGAGTATGAGATCAAGGCCCCGGAGGAAGTTCCGGAAGATCACCAAAAGGCAATGGCTGAGGTGTTCTCGAAGTTCTTCGCCCGGCAGCGCAAGGCTGTCCTGTCCGCGGTCGGCGCGAAAGCTCCCGAATGGTGGGACTCGGAACGCTGGGACAAGGAACTCGCCGCTGACATCTTGGCCGCTTCACTGAAGGTAACCAAGGCTGCTGCTCTGTCAGCGCTCGATGCCATGGGTGAGGATGCGTACGCCTACAACGTGGATCAGACGGAAGCTTTCCTTGCGAAGGTTGCCGAGAGGATCGCGGGGCAGGTCAACGCGACGACGCTGTCAGCGCTCGAAGATGCTCAAGCTGAGGATGAGCCTGACCTTGCCCATGTATTTGATGTGGCTGAGGAATCCAGAGCGGCGAAGTCTGGCATGACTGCGGCTGCCACGTTCCTTGGCTTCGGCATGGTTGAGGCTGCACAGCAGGCCCGGCCAGAAGCTAAGAAGCGGTGGAAAACCAACTCTGGCAACTCCCGTTCCTCGCACAAGCGCATCAACGGCGAGACAGTCCCCATCGATGAGAAGTTCAGCAACGGGCTGAAGTGGCCGGGATCTTTCAGCGGGGACGTTGACGAGGTCGCCGGCTGCAAGTGCTCCGTCGTGATCATCACCTGACCAATGGAAGGAACACCATGCACGTCAAGAATGTGCCCATCGGGCAGGTGAAAGCCGGACCCGAAGATGGCCTCAAGGAAGGCCAGTTCATTGTCTACCCGTCCACGTTCATCAAGGAACCGGACTCCTACGGCGACATCGTTGCCAAGGGCGCGTTCCTGGACACTATCGCGGAGTGGAAGGAATCCGGGAACACCTTGCCTGGCCTGTATGGGCACCGCATGGATGACCCGGACTTCTTTGTGGCTGGCGCCTTGGACATGGGTGAGGACGAACATGGCTGGTGGGTTAAGGGTGAGTTTGACCTTGAGTCTCCGAAGGGCCCGCAGGTCTACCGACTGGTCAAGGGCCGCCGGCTGAATCAGCTCTCTTTCGCGTATGACACCTTGGATGCGAAATCAGTCACGCTTGAGGACGGACGTAAGGCGAACGAGCTCTTGCGGCTGAAGGTTTACGAATTTAGCTTCACTCCGATTGGGGCTAATCAAGATACGTCCGTTGTTGCTGTGAAGGCTCTTGCTGAGGCAGCCGCGGCGGAATTCAAGGCAGGCCGAGTTCTGGCCTCCAAACACATCGACTCCCTGCGTTCCGCGCAGGAGGCTATCGGCGCCGTTATCGAAGCGGCCGAGGCAGCAAACGACCAGGAAAAGGCCAGCGACCAAGCCAACGTCAAGCCTGACGCCAACGACGAGGACCCCTTAGGGGGCAAGTCGTCCGCGTCCGGCGAGGAACAGCAGCCCAAGTCGTCCGTTGAACGCCTGGCGGCACAAGCAAAAATCTACGCGCTCACTGGGAGCGCAGAAGGGGGTTCCCTGTGAACCTCAAGCAGTTGCGCGCCGCCGCGCTGAAGGCGGCGCAGGATGTTATTGATGGGGCTAAGGCCGCTGGCCGGGACCTCACGGCCGAAGAGCAGACCACGGTCGAGGCGAAGTTCGCTGAGGTGGACGAGTTCGACACAAAGATCAAGGCTGCCGGCGAGTCGGATGCCCTCATGAAGCGCCTCGGCTCTTACGGGGCGCCGGAGGCTGGCGACGGCGACCGCGAGGCCGCTCCTGCCAAGTCCCTTGGCGAACATTTCGTCAAGACCGTGGGCCAAGACGGACTGCTGCGCGTCAAGACCATTGGCGGAGCAACCGTCGCAGCTCCGGAATGGTCCCCCAACGCCAAGGCTGCAACGGACACGCAGGCCACGCCGGCGAGTCTCGCCCCGTGGCTGACCACCTTTGACCGCACCGTCGTCCGCGCTTTCCGCCGCCCGGTCATCTCCGACCTGCTCGGACAGGGAACGCTGGGTGCCGGATCCAACGCGGTCAGTTACCTCGTGGAAGGCGCCGTAGAAGGCAGCCTCGCTACGGTGGCTGAAGGCGGCGCCAAGCCTCAGTTCCACCTCACTGACCCGACGACTCGAACCGACGCTCTCAAGAAGATCGCCGGCTTCCTGAAGTTCACGGACGAGATGGCCGAAGACGCCGAATTCTGGGTCTCGGAAATCAACCAGCGCGGCCTGTACCTGCTCGCCTTGGCCGAAGAGAACCAGCTTCTCAACGGCGACGGCACCGGCAACAACGTGCTGGGCCTGCTCAACCGCTCCGGCATCCAGACCGAGGCGGCCGCCAACAACACGGACAACGCCGACGCCATTTACCGCGCACTGTCCAAGGTGCAGACCGCAACCGGCCTGACCGCTGACGGCATCGCCATCAACCCCGTTGACTACCAGGCTCTGCGTCTCCGTAAGGACGGCAACGGCCAGTACTTCGGCGGCGGCTTCTTCCAAGGCCAGTACGGCAACGGTGACATCGAGTGGCAGCCCCCGCTGTGGGGCATCAGCACCATCGTCACGGCCGCTGTCGCGGCTGGCACGGTTGCTGTGGCAGCCTTCAACACCGCATCGACGGTGTACCGCAAGGGCGGCGTTCGCGTGGAGTCCACCAACTCCCACGCATCGGACTTCACCAACAACCTGATCACGACCCGCATCGAAGAGCGCGTGGCCCTGGCCAACCGCATCCCCGCTGCGACCGTGAAGGTCACCCTGTCCAACACGCCGCCGGCCTAATCGAAAGGTAACTCAGAAATGGCTGATAACAGGAAGCCCTACACCGTGACCATCAGCGGGATTGAGCACACGTTGCTCTTGAACGCCGAGGATGCGGAGCGCTATGGCGAAGACGCAGTTGAGGTCAAGCAGGCCCGTCCTGCCAACAAGGCTGCGACTGCCGAAAACAAGTAAGGAAGGAGGGGCGCCATGGTGGAACAGCCATTGCTAGACCCAACAGCATTGACAGGTTTCCCTGGCGCTCCTTTCCCTGCCTCAGTCGTCAACTCGGCGGCTGGGCAGGTGCGGGACGAGTGCGAATGGCATATCGCCCCTGAAGTGACCGAGACGATCACGGTTTCTACTGGCCGCGGTGCAGTCACGCTGTTGCCATCACTGAAGGTAAAGGAAGTCCTTGCCGTCCGTGATGGTGACGGCAACGCAATCGAAGGCTGGAAAGTCAAACCGAACGGCGTGCTTCGCCGTACCAGCGGGTGCTGGCCTGAAGAGATCGAAGTCGAGTTCACTCACGGTTACGAGACATGCCCGGCCGGTTTGCTTTCTGTAGTGGCTGACCGAGCGCGCAGGATAAAGGGCGGCGGCGTCAAGGCCGAGTCCTTGGCGGGCCGATCCATTCAGCTCGACACAGGCCCGGACGCTGGCCAGAACAGCGTCGCGAAGTACAAACTTCCGGAGCGTCCCTGATGAACCTTATGGATCAGACGCTCACGCTCCGCTTCAGGGGACAGCCCGTTGAGGGTGAGTACGACGACTATGGGAATCCTGTCGTTGGCCCTCCCCACGATGAGGAATGGCAGGCATGGTACGAGCCGCGAACATCTGGCGAGGACACCTCAGCCAAGGATCAGCAGGTCTTTGGGTACTGGGTGAACCTGCCTCTTGAGGCTCCACTCTCCGCGGCGGACGCCGTGGTCATCGAAGGCATTGAGTATCAGGTGGTTGGTGAGCCTGGCCGTCAGCCGGGCGGCTTCATTGTTCCCGGCTTCATCAAAGCGGCTGTGGAGAAGGTGACTGGCTGATGGCTGAGATTGAGATCAGTTACGAGTTCATTCAGAAGGCGGCCCGGCAACCGGGCGTGGCTAAGGCGTTGCAGGCGGTTGCTGACCGGGTCAAGTCCCGGGCGAAGCAGTTGGCTGACAGTGATGGCGTTGACATGCGTGTGACCACGGAGTCTGGTGTGCGTCCTGGTGGCCGCCCGTTCGTGAACGTGGTCGGTGATAACGCTGATCAGGAGTTCGGGACGAGCCGTATGGGTCGGTTCCGGATCCTTGGGCGGGCGGGGGCCGGCGGATGAGCTGGCCTGACATTGAGACTGCGCTGACGAAAGCGCACCGTGAGGCCACAGGCACCCAAACCGGCACGAAGGTCCCGGACAACGTTGAGTTGCTGTCGAAGTTCGTTCGGTTGGCACGCGGCCCGGGGACTGACGACATGATCACTGACGCACCAATCGTGGATGCTGAGTGCTTTTCCAACGATTACAAGACCGCGGCCGCCCTCGCTGAGAGCACCCGCCAATGGTTCCACTCGCTCAATGGCCGGAAGGTCGCTGGCGTGCAAGTGGATCGGGTTCGGACGGTTGTAGCGCCCTCATGGGTGGACTACCGAAACCCAGGCACTAACAGGTTCGTGGCGTCTTATGCGCTCGAATTCCGCCAAACGTACTGACCCAACCAAACGAATAGGGAGGTTGCGTGCCAACCTCCACCTGTAAATGGCCGGAATGCCTAAGTGCAGCAGCGACGAGGGGATTCTGCCCAACGCATTACTACCGCGCACGTAAGGTTGGTGATTTTGAATCGCCGTGGGCCGGCTGGATCGATGGGCGAACTTCTGATGCAGTACCTTGCAGATGGCCTTCCTGCGCTACCGAATCATGGGGCAGGGGCTATTGCAGGAAGCACTATCAACGGGCCCGTAACTTGGGCGACTTTGAAGCACCGTGGGAATCATGGCAGGCGCGGCAGTGTGCAGCATGCGGCGATCCGTTCACTGGCCGAAACCGAGCGCAGAGATGTTGCTCTGACAAATGCAACGTCATCATCTGGCAGCAAGAGAACGCCGACCGCTATAGAGAGCTCGGAAGACGGCACAGTGCAAAACGGCGTGCGTTAGTGCTCGGCACTGCTACTGAGGATTTCAGTGAGGACGATGTGCGGGCTCGTACTGGTGACTGTTGTTACCTATGCGGGCTGGACATCGACTTCACGTTGCGGTGGCCCGATATGAGATCACCGTCCTTAGATCATGTCGTCCCGTTGTCAAAGGGCGGAACCCACACTCTCGACAATGTCGCGATGACGCATTTGAAATGCAACCTCAGTAAGAATGCACGGCTAATTACAAACGCCCCCATTGTGGGGCATCTCAAAATAAAGGAGACCCACAATGGTGACATTCACCGAAGCTAAGGGCCATAACCCTTCCAACATTCGGAAGGTGTTGGAGATGGCTATTTTCATGAAGCCGTGGGAGGACGATGACACCGAGATCACGTCCATTTGGGGCGCTTCTGGTCTGACTATCCCCACTGGTTACCAGCCTGTCGGCCTAACCACGAAGAGTGACGGCGCGACGTGGACTCGTGACCAGGAAACCAGCGACGTCGAGTCCTACGGCTACTCCGAGCCCGGCCGTTCGGACATCATCAAGGACGTCACCGGTTTGGCGTTCACGATGCAGGAATCCAAGAAGCTAAGCATGGAGGTCTATCACGGTCTCGATCTGACCGCGGTAACTACCGACGCGCAAGGCAACTTCTACTTTGACCGCGCTTCCCGCCCCGTCTCCCGCAAGTGGCGTGTCCTCGCGCTCGGCAAGGACGGCGACGGCCCCGATGCAATCTACATCGCCAAGTGGCTGCCTAAGGCTCAGGTCACGGAGAACGGCGAACAGGCTTGGTCTGAGGGTGACGAGATCAAGTACCCGGCAACCCTGTCCGGTAAGACCGATGAGCAGTTCGGGACTTCTTACCGTGAGATTTGGGGGGGCCCTGGTGTCGATCATGTGGCGATGGGCTTCGCGGCTCCGACCCCTTAATGACTGGTGGTCCCGGCTCCTTGGTGGGCCAGCCGGGACCGCCTTCACCTTTGGCCCACTTCCTCATTCATTGACCTTTTGAAAGGTGATCCTCATGGCCACGAAGAAACTCGAAACTCTTGTGTCGCCTGATGGCAGCCGGGAATGGGATCCCGAGACCGCTGTCCAGGCAACGAACCTCCGCGCTCAGGGCTGGAAGTCCAAGGCCGAGGCCGATAAGCCGGCGAAAGCTGCAACCCCAGCATCTAACAAGTAACCCATCAACGAAAGGCCCACCACCATGGCAAAGAATCAAACGTTCAAGCGCTGGGACGACTACGTTGCCGAAGCAGCGCATGACCCGTTCGAGCTCCCCGTCTCCGAAGACGAAACGATCATCATCGAGGCCCCGACTGGCGCAACCCTGATCCAGTGGGCCCGCGCCTACCGGTCCCAGGACATCGAGGCCATGCTCGTCACGATCTGTGGGGACAAGTGGAAGCGAGTCGAAGAGCTCCTTTCGCAGGCCGGACACGAAGCAATGAGCAACCTTGTGACGGACATGATGATCTTCTTCGACCTCGCGGAAGATGTCACCTTGGTTGGCCCGGGCGGCGGCAAGATCACAGAGAAGGACCCCCGCAAGATCCGCGCACTCCTGAATAAGGGATACCGCCCGGAGGGGGAAGCCGTTTCCCGTACCTAGTCACTGTTGTTGACAGGTACGGGGCGGAAATCGAGTACGACCTTCACCAGATGGGGTTGGACTTGCTCGACTTTTTCCGTGGCGTGCATTCATGGCGGAAGCTGGCGACTCTTGTTCGCCAGCTTCCGTCGTCTTCCCACACAACTGAGGCGATGGCGGATGATGACGAGCTGGCCGAGTCCTTCAGTGACCAGGAGCCGTCAAAGAGTTCCGGTCCAAAGCTGTCCGAGTACACGGCGGAAGTCGCCCGGCTGGACGCCATCTTGGACCGCCTCACGGAGCTCATCGCAACAACCGTCCGCATGAACGGCGGCAAGGCCCCGCGCACGCGCCCGGCAACTCGTCCGGAGACAGCCTTCACACGGGCTGCGCAGCGTCGGTCTGAGAAGAAGATGTCCGCTCTTTTCGCGGAGGTTGAGGAAGCCCAACAAAGGGCGGCCGCGGCCAACACATAACTAAACAAGGGAGCTGAACTTTGGCGCAGGCACAGGACACTGTTTGGCTCCCGGTACTGCCTTCAATGCGGCAGTTTGGGCCTGCTCTAGTCAAGGGGTTGTCCTCTACTGGGCCGGCGGCTCGGCGAGCTGGAGAGACC